GCCCCATATTGAATGAGCGAGCCAATTCGCTTGAGAGTGCCAATAAGATCGAGCGAGCCACGCCATCGTAGAGTACCACAATGCTTGAGCGAGCCTAGTCGAGTGAGAGTACCAATAGATATGAGCGAGCCAAACAGGAAGAGGGTACCAGTTTCTGTGAGCGAGCCATCGGGGAAGAGGGTACCATTTCGTCGGAGCGAGCCAGAGAATCCGAGAGTACCACTTCCAATGAGCGAGCCATCCCAGCAGAGAGTACCAAAGAAGATGAGCGAGCCACGCCGTCTGAGAGTACCAGAGCGACCGAGCGAGCCAAAACTACTGAGAGTACCAAGAGTAGTGAGCGAGCCATCGTGGTAGAGAGTACCAGTGTCAATGAGCGAGCCAAAACCAAAGAGAGTACCACGCTCCCCGAGCGAGCCAAGCCTGTAGAGAGTACCACGACAATGGAGCGAGCCATTTCAATGGAGAGTACCAGACTGTGGGAGCGAGCCATCCCGTTCGAGAGTACCAGCCTCAATGAGCGAGCCAGAATAAGTGAGAGTACCAAATCGCTTGAGCGAGCCGAAGAAACTGAGAGTACCAAGTCGCGGGAGCGAGCCAGAATGACAGAGAGTACCAAAATGGTAGAGCGAGCCAAATAGCTTGAGCGTACCAAGATCGAGGAGCGAGCCAGAGTAAGTGAGAGTACCAAACCTCTGGAGCGAGCCATACATAATGAAAGGAGCCGGCATAATGAAACCATTCGTTGAGTTAGCCATTGAACGCTGGGCCGAAGAATACAATGAGGAGTTCGACCAGCGGGATGCCAATCGCAGAAGGCTGTTTACGGAAAGCATTCATGCATGGCTGGAAAAACGAACGAGAGAGGGTTTTAGGTCTAGGCAAGCCCTCATGGATGGACGGAGTGTGCTGAATAATACCAGATATCCCCTCAGTGCAAGTGAGTACGACCTTGACCTACTGTGGATTCCCCATTCCTATAATCCTGATGGGACATTTGACTTCCATATTAACTATGCAGTTGCCGTCGAGATACTAGGCCGAAAGCATACGAGCAAGACGAAGAAGGAAGTCTCACGTCTCGTTAAAATTCAAGAATCCAGGAGTATGGCTGGACTTTCGTGTCTGTGTGGACAGAGCCATGACATCCTCGTGAACCAAGCCTTAGATCAAATAGTCATCAACCACTTAGAAGACGTGGCTGAGCCTTCAAACGAAGTGAAAGAGCCAGAATGAGGTTGGAACTAGGTCACCTTCCAGACAGAGACCTTAACCCGAACAAGAGGCTGCACCATATGCAACTATACCGAGCCAAGCGACAAGCAAAGGATGAGGCTATGGCACTTGTGTACGAACACGGCAGACCAGGAACACCCTATGAAGCAGCGCATATCACCATCACATGGGTAGCGAAGGACAAGAGACGCCGTGATCCTGACAACCTGTTCGCTTCCATGAAGCCCTACATCGACGGCCTTGTCGAAGCAGGGTTAATCGAAGATGACTCGGCCATGCACGTCAGCTACACGCTCAAGTACGAACTGGGCGAAGCAAACAATACGATTGTTGATGTAGAGGAGACAGGATAATGGATAACGATACAGAGGGTTTGGATTGGTTCTCGAAAGCCTCAAATATGGCTGACGCAATAGGTGTTTCGCGAAAATTATTTACACGTTGCCGATATTGCGGAATAGATTCGGAAGATGACACAGGCGAATGGGGTATTGCGTGTAGGGACTGCAAGGATGAGCTAACTGAAAAATTGCGTACTGCGAAAGAACGTCTTATGGCAACACGATACCACCATAGAACTCGCAAATGGATAGGGGGTCTTAAGAGGCACTTTCATGAATATAATTGGAATAATCTTAGTCCCAACAAGAAGCCAACCTTGGACTATGATTATGTAAATCCGTATATGCCTATTACTGAGGAAGAATTACTGAGAGAAAAGACTAAGGGCAACACGGCATAGAGGTGAAGGAATCATGACAGACGTATGGTTCGACAACGGAGTTGTCCAGATGTACCAAGCTGACGCTCGTAGCCTACCGATCCCAGACAACAGCGTGGACTGCGTGGTCACCAGCCCACCGTATTGGGGGTTGAGGGACTATGGGCTAGATGAATGGGAAGGTGGGGACAAGGACTGCAACCATAAACGAGTGCAAGGTGATATCAGCACCTCTACTGCCGGCTATAATGCCAACACCAATCACGCACAAGAGCCTTGGCCTAATGGCCTGTGTGGTAAATGTGGAGCAGAGAAGACAGGCACTGGCATCGGCCTAGAACCAACCCCAGAGGCATACTGTGCCAACATGGTAGAGGTGTTCCGCGAGGTATGGCGTGTACTGAAGCCCACAGGCACGGTCTGGATGAACCTTGGGGATAGCTACACATCTAATGGCATAACGGGTGGTGGCGGGCCAGTCGATAAGAGGACAGATGGAAGAAATACTACTCCTGGCGATAAAGTAAGAGGTAGAAAACCAGAAGTACGGAGAGCTAGTGCCATTGGCCTCAAGCCCAAAGACCTCGTGGGCATCCCCTGGCGTGTGGCCTTTGCGCTCCAGGCAGACGGCTGGTATCTCCGCTCTGACATCATCTGGAGCAAGCCCAACCCCATGCCAGAGAGCGCAACAGACAGACCAACCAAGGCCCATGAATACGTGTTCCTACTCACCAAGCGTCCGAGATACTATTACGATGCTGATGCGATAAGGGAGGCAACAGGAAGTGAGGTTTCTTGGGACACATGGCAAAAAACACGCAACTTAAAAATTGAAGGTGACACGCATGGAGATTTACAACGAGGAGTAAATGGTGGTTTTGGTGCAAAAGAAAACAGTTTCTCGCACCCCAATGGGCGCAACAAGCGTACTGTATGGGAGATAGCCACCCAGCCCTACCCAGAAGCCCACTTTGCCACCTATCCTGAGAAGCTGGTGGAGCCGTGCATCCTGGCAGGATGTCCGCAAGATGGTGTTGTCCTCGACCCATTCGTAGGGTCTGGTACTACGTTAGCGGTAGCACAAAGGCTTGGGCGTAAAGCAATCGGTGCAGACCTGAGTGCCGAGTACCTCGACCTGGCAGCAAAGCGCATTGGCAGGGTATCGTTACCGATGTTTTGAGGAAGTCATGGAAAAGATAAGCAACTGTACGCACCACTGGATCATAGATAAAGCCAACGGGCCAACAAGCAATGGGCTGTGCAGTCTTTGTGGTGCTGAGAGACCATTCCTCAATTCGTGGGACTCCGCTGTGGAGAATAAGTTTCTCAAGACTCCCAATAGGTCTTGGGCAAGCAAGGCCGCTAGGCGAAGAAGGCGCAAGGAAGCCCTCTAGGATGCCCTCAGACCCACTCCTCATACTGCGTTGGTGTCTAACCATAGGATAGTGGCGAAAGGAGTAGATTGGTATGCTTGTAATACGACCCGACCAACAACTGGAACTGGCTTTTATAGCACGAGGAAAACTGGAGCAATCGTTCTGGGACTTCCATGAACTAAACCCTACTGTCTACGAAACGCTGAGAGACCTTGCGTTTGAGTGGCGAAGACATCGAGGGGAGAACGCAAAACTTGGTATCAAGGCTCTCTTCGAAAGGGCAAGATGGGAACTAGCACTGATGCGGTACTCTGATGAGGGGCCACCGAAGCTGAACAACAACAACACGGCATTCTACGCACGACTCCTCATGGAGCAAGAGTCAGAGCTTGAAGGAATGTTCAGTCTTCGCAATCAGCGCATCGAATCAACGATTGGGCCGAGTAAGCTATAGTAAAAAGATGAGCCACCCATTTACTTCTGGGTGGCTCATCTTCAAGGAGGCACCAACATGTTTTCCAGCGAGGCGAAGCGCAGGAAAAAGTGGTACTAGAACCACGATACCACAGTGCCATTATAGAATCAATCAATACTGGCTATTTGTTGTTGCCAGTAAGGATGCCAAGTTTAGAACCAAATTTGGCCCACTCGCCCACGGACACTTTGCCGTCTTTGAGCATTTCTGCGCCATACTCGGCAACGTCCTTGCGTTCTGCCGCAGTATCAAGGCTTCCTGTAATGCGGATGGCTAACTCAAGTAAGGCTCTCTTATCTGCTGGTAGCAATTTAAGCAGGAAATTCATACTAGACCCCCCTTCCTTACCGGTTGGTGGTGTAAGCAATACATCGTTGGCTTACTTCTTTTCTGCTTACATCTGGCCCCGTCATTATTTCTATGGCTACACC